TGCTGTTGTACTTCCACAAATTGTTAAAGTCTTGCCTACTACTGGACAAGATTACATTATAACACTTGTTCGTAATGCCACATTAACAAGCCCATCTTGGGATACCAGCACATTTACCAATGTGGACTATGATGTAAGTGCTACCGCAATGACAGGTGGTGAAGTTGTACAACTAGACTATATTACGAATACTGTACAGGCTGGTAGTGGCGTTGATGCACCAACAGGTTACAAGTTTAGTTTGCAGCTTGGCAGAACAATAGGTGGCACAAGCGATATTATGACGGTTGGTATTCGTACTGCCGTAACAGGTACACCTTCAGGTTCAGCTATTGGCGCACTTATTTTTTATGATTTGACTAACGGGGTGTAAGGATGGCAGAACGTAAAAGACGCACTCTTGCCCTCGAACTCACAACGGCAAACCAAGATGTGTATACAGTCCCTGCAAGATTTACCAGCGACGTAAACAGCATCTATATCAACAATGCCTCTAGTTCGTTAGTTACGTTTAGTTTGGACTGGTATGAGGCATCAACAACAACGTACCACACCCTTGCTGAAACAGTGGAACTTCCCGCGAACTCCCTGCTTCAAATCACCGACTACCCCTTGTTCCTGAATCCCGGCGACAAGATTCGCGGATTAGCCAGCGCAAATAGCGCAGTGAATATTTCAATCTCGTTAGAAGAATATTTCGAAACCTCACTTTAGGAGACACAAATCATGGCAATTACAACTGCAATGTGTAATAGCTTCAAGCAAGAGGTTCTTGGTGGTGTCCATGATTTGGATACCGATTCCTTGAAACTTGCTCTAATTAAAGCATCCCCCAGTGGCACCTACAATGCCAGCACAACCAACTATTCAGATGTAACCGGAAACAGCGACGAAGCCAGCGGAACTAACTACACAACAGGTGGTCAGGTTCTTGACGGTGCAGCTATTTCTCTGGACGGCTCAACCGCAATCGTTGATTTCACAGACGAAGTGTTTGCAGACGTTACCGTATCTGCAGACGGCTGTATCATCTACAACACAGCGGCTAGTAATGCAGCCATTGCTGTGATTGACTTCGGCGGAACTGTTAGCGCAACTGCCGGTGACTTGACTATTGAATTCCCTGCTGCGGATGCAAGCAACGCCGTAATTCGCATTGCGTAGGTAGACGGCTATGGCTATCATAGCACAGTCAGCGCGGTACGGGGTAGGCATATACGGCACATCCCGATACGGCGAAGTAGATATCACAGCAAGCATAGCTGGAGTTTCTGCGACTGGTGCGATAGCCCCTCTCGTTGCAGGCGGGTTTGAAGTAGATGTTACAGAACGTATTTCTACAGGTGTTAGTGCTACAGGTTCGATAGGGACCGTAAACATATTTATTAAAGTATCTGTTGTAGGCGTGTCAGCAACAGGTACAGTTAACACCGTAAAAGAAAACATCAATACTCCAATAACAGGAGTACAAGCCACTGGCTTTGTGAACACTGTAGAAGAAAAGCCGACTGAAGCTTTGGGCAGTGTGAGTGCAACAGGCACAGTTAACACAGTTCAGGTTAACATTACAGAAATACTTGGTAGTGTAACTGCAACAGGTTCGATAGGAACACTTGAGCATAGTAACACTCTCACGCTAACAGGTGTTCAAGGAACAGTAACTTGCGGTGGTGTAGAAGACCAACCAACCGAAAGAATAGCGACAGGGGTAGCAGCCACAGGTGCCGTTGGAAGTTTAACGCTTCACACCACCGCTGGAATTTCGGGTGTACAAGGAACCTTTACTGTCGGAACCGGAACTTATACCGGAGTACAATTCGATTTTAACGCGGTTCGCGAACTATATGATAGACGGCGTACCTCAGTGATAGACAGGGCAGCTTAAAAATGCCACTTACAACTTACGAACGAACAATCAACGTTCCCCAAGAAACACGGGTTGTTGCGGTAGAAAGTATCGGCAACAGCTTTACAAGAACAGTTTACGTGGAGTAATTTATGTCATACAAATGGCCCTTCAAAGACCCCGGAGAGACGCTCGACTATAGCATGGACTGGTCGCGGTTTCTTGGTGCTGCAACCATCTCCACAGTCGTCTGGTCTGTCGAGACCGACGCATACTCTACCCGTACAGTTTTGGCTTCGGGTCAGGACCTGACTACCGCATCAGGCGGGGCAACCACGGACAGCATCCAGAATGTGTCCCAAACACAGACCAACACGGTTGCCACCATCAATATCGGCAGCGGAGTAAACACCCGAAACTACACGTTTTATTGTACGATGACAGACACCACAGGCAGCACAGCTATTCGCTCCGTTAACCTCAAAGTAAGGACCCGGTAACTATGGCCTATGATTATCTCAGTTTAACCAACGATGTTGCCAAACGCCTAAATGAGACGCAGCTAACCTCTGCGAACTTTGCGTCAGCTACGGGGTTTTACAGCGCAATCAAAGAGGCTGTGAACTCCTCTATTCGTCACATCAATCAGGCGCACTTTGGCTGGCCTTTCAATCACAACACATACCAGCAAACTTTAACTGCAGGGGTTACCAGATACCCTATTCCGTCTCAGGCAAAGTACGTTGATTTTGATACGTTTCGTGTTCGCAGAGATGCAGCGTTGGGATTAGGCAGAGCCGAACACCTAACTCAGATTAGTTACGATGAATATATAGACCGGTTCATCGACCAAGAGGACGAAACCAACACGGCTCTAGGTGCAGTTCCAGAGCGTGTGTTCCGTACCCAAAACGGTGAGTGGGGCGTGGTTCCCATGCCAGACAAAGCCTATCAGGTAGACTTTGAGTATTTCATGGACCCTGTTGACCTCATCCTTAATACGGATGTCCCGACAATTCCAGAGCGGTTTCGTCATGTAATCATCGATGGGGCTATGTACTATGCCTACATGTTCCGTGACAATCTAGAGATGGCATCGGTTTCACAACGCAAGTTCGACGAGGGTATTAAACAGATGAGAACAGTAACGGTCAATGAAAACATCTACATGAGGGCATCGTAAGCCCATGCCTGACCGTTGGCAAACATACGCCATCGAATTTAAAGGTGGCCTCATCACGAACATGTCCCCGTTGCAGCATGGTATCAATGCTCCGGGGTCGGCTCGTATCCTTCGTAATTACGAACCATCTATCGAGGGTGGTTATCGTTCGATTCAAGGCTACGATAAGTACGACCCGGACATCGTTCCCCCGTATGGTGCGCCACTGGTTCACGGTAACGGACAGAGCGGCACAACCCTGATTGTCGGCAACATCTACACTGCACCTGCCGCAACCGACGTGTTTTCTCTTGCTGGCGGGGCTGTAGACGGCGCAGCACAAACAGGAACGAGCCTAAACGTAGATGGCTTGGATGTTGCCCCATCTGCAAACGACACATTTACTATCGCTGGGGATACCACAGTTTACACAGTGAGTGCCGCAACCGCTCTCGTAGGTACGGCATCCACCCTGACCATCACTCCGGCAATTACAGTAGCACCCGCAGATGATGCTGTTCTGTCGTTCCGCTACACGATTGCATCTGGCGGTGTCTCTTTTAGTTCCGTGAACAAACGGGCTACCTTGACCCTAGACCAAACGATGGTCGTAAACCCCTCTGACCAAGATGCCCTAACCTTTGTATCTGGCTCTGGAATCATTCAAGGGGTACACACCTTCGAAAGCGCAGTGATTGCAGCACGGGGTTCAGACCTGTTTAAATCGACGGGTTCCGGTTGGACAAAAATAAACACGCCAAACTATGGTACTGTCTTGGTAGACGGTGGTTCGCAAACCGGAACTAGCTTGGTTGTGGATGGCATCACAGGAACACCACAGGTTGGCGACACCTTTACGATTGCAGGCGTAGACCTAATCTACACCTTGACAGCTACCCCAACAGTTACCAGCGGCTCTGCAACCTTTGCTATCGACCCTGCCCTGAACAGTAGCCCCGCAGACAACGCAGCCCTGACGTTCCTTTCTGTAGACCGTACCGGCATGGACAAACACCGGTTCGTGAACTTCAACTACAGCGGAACCGACTACATGGTAGGGGTTGATGGGGCCAACGTACCATTTGTGTACGACGGAACGTTCTTTACCGCCCTCGACGGTATTCCTACGGACGGTAACGGCGCAGGCCACGTAGCAAACTTCAAGAACCAGCTTTTCTTTGCAAAGGGTTCGAACCTGCTGTTTACAGCCCCCTACACCTACGATGATTTCTCTGCAGCAAGTGGCGCAGGAACAATAAATGTCGGAAGTGCAATTACGGGCTTGATTATTTTTAGAGAACAGCTTATAATATTTAGTGAGAGGTCTATCAAGCGATTGGTAGGCAATACGATTGGGGATTTCCAGCTTCAGCCTATCACTCTGGACACCGGTTGTACAGAAACTGACACAATTCAAGAGATTGGCGGGGACGTACTTTACTTGGGACCAGATGGAATACGAAGCTTGTCTGCAACCGACAGGGTGGGGGACTTCAACCTTGCTGTTGCATCAAAGCCGATACAAGATGACGTAACCGACTTCGTGAACCGCAACACCTCATTTAGCAGTGTGGTGATTCGCCCTAAGAGCCAGTACAGGCTGCTTGGGTACAACACGAACTTTTCGGCAGACGCATCACAGGGTATCATCGGTTCGCAGGTGGAGCAGGGAATCAACTGGGCAGAGTTGCGGGGATTCAAGGCATACGTTGCCAGTAGCAATCTCTACGA